TGGTAAATATGTCGGAAATCCACTAAACATTATATATCGTTCTTTGTGGGAATTAAGATTCATGAGATATCTTGATTCACATCCTAATGTTGTTCAATGGGCATCTGAAGAGATTACGATACCTTATTTTAGCCCAGTTGATAAGAAAATACATAGATATTTTCCTGATTTCTGGGTGAGAACTAAGACCTCAGATGGGTCTATAAATACTATGATAATTGAAATAAAACCAGATGTACAAACTCGTTTACCTACTAAAAAGCAAAAACCTTCTAGAAGATATATTAACGAGGTAAAAACATTTGGTGTTAATACAGCTAAATGGCAAGCCGCTGAACAATATTGTTTAGATAGAAAATGGCAATTTAAAGTATTAACAGAAAAAGAATTAGGTTTAGACAAGTATTAAAATATGCCAATTTTTACAAAGATATTAGAAAATACCAGAACAGCTGTTGATAAACCAGCGGATATGCATGCGCATGACTGGTATAGAAAGAAAGCTCAGGAAGTTAGATCTATTAGTCCTGGTAAATTAATTACTGATAATATTCATTATAATAGAACTACTATAAAACCAGGATATATGTACTTGTTTGGATATGATCCTAAGTTTAAAAATGAACTTCCTTATTATGATCGTTTTCCATTAATATTTCCATTTAAAAAAGATGAAGAAGGGTTCTTAGCTATGAACCTTCATTATATTCCCCCAATGTTTAGAGCCAAGTTAATGGATAATCTTTATCCTTTAGTAAATAATTTAAAATTTGATGAAACTACTAGACTTAGAGCATCATATAATCTACTTAATTCAGCTGCTAAGTATAAATATTTTGAACCTTGTGTTAAAAGATATTTAAACGGACATTTAAAAACTAAATTTTTACTCATACCTGCTAATGAATGGGACATAGCTTTGTTCTTGCCATTGCAGAGATTCCAGAAACAAAGCGTAAACCAAGTTTACAAAGATTCAAGAGCAATGGTAAATGGCCTTCAGCGTTAATGAAATGTTAAGTACTATTAATGCCAATGGTGGTATTAGTCGTGCATCAAAATTTATGGTTAATATAACACCACCCGCTTCAATGGCGGAATCTGCTAGACCAGACTTAAGGTTTTTTTGTGAGTCTGCTCAATTGCCTGGATTAGCTTTTCAAGTAGATGATGTTAAAATGACAGGTTATGGTAATTCAGAAAAAAGACCACACAATGCTGTATTTGGTGATATGCCGCTTACATTTTATAATGACACAGATGGAAATGTACTAAGATTTTTTCATAAATGGTTTCAAACTGTTTATAATTTTAATTCCGGTGATAATCCATTAGGTACAACAAGAGATCTTCCTATTAATACTTTTGCTTATCCAAAGGATTATTGGGGCACCATTACTATTAACCACTATGATGATATAGCGGCATCTGAAAGAAGTGATACTCCACCCACGGTTGTATCATATACATTATATCAGGCATTTCCTATAGCTATGCAAGATGTTCTAATGAGTTGGGATTCTTCTGACACATTAGTAAGAATTCCTCTTTCTTTTGCCTACAAGTATTGGAAAGCTGATACAATGGAACCTGGTTCTGTCGATGCAAGATCTAGAGCCAGAGCAACTTCATTATCCAACATTGAATCAACTGTTGATGAAGATCTCAAGAGAGCAACAGAATTATTAAATGTAGAGAAAGCTCAACTACAGTATCAAACTAATTATTACGCACAGTATCTATCTTATTATTGATAAAGGATGATTCGTTATGGCATTACCTAAAATTAAACACCCAACCTATAAGGTTGTTATACCAACATCTCAAAAAACAGTTTCTTTTAGACCTTATACAGTTCTCGAAGAAAAACTATTAATGATGGCTCGTTCATCAGAAGTAACAGAAGATATTATTTCATCTATTAAACAAGTATTACAAAATTGTATCATTGAACCAATTGATGTTGAAAATTTAGCAACAGTAGATGTTGAATATTTGTTTTTAAAATTAAGATCAAAATCAGTAAATGAAACAGTAGATCTAGAATATACGGATCCTGAAACTAAAGAAATAATTAAATTTAATATCAACCTTGAAGAAGTTGAAGTTAAAAAGAATCCAGACCATACTAATAAAATTATGCTTCAGGATGATATTGGTATAGTATTTAAATATCCAACATTGGATGATGTTCGTACTGTTGAAACAAATGATGATCAAGAAGCAGCAGCTTTTGAAGTATTATTAAATTGTGTTGAAAAAATCTTTGATGGTGATAATGTCTATTCCGAATTTAATAAAGAAGAACTTGAAGAGTTTATTAATAGTTTACCTATTGAAAGCATGAATAAGATGAGAGAGTTTTTTGACACTCTTCCTGTCCTAGAACATACTGTCACACTTAAAAATAAAAAGGGTGAGACTCGTACAGTCATATTAAAAGGAATTACAAGTTTTTTTACATATTGACCGGATATAATAATATCACGGTCTATTATACTACTTTATTTTCTTTGAAACATCACCATAAATATTCTATGGAAGAACTGTATAATATGTATCCATATGAAAGAGATATGTTTGTGGAACTAATAATGCAGCACCTTAAACAGGTAGAAGAAGAAATAAAGAGAAAAAATGGCTAAAGAAACAGGTGAAGATATCCTCAAAGCTATCCAGGAAAAGGGTGGCAAAGGTGCAGGTAAAGCTCAAGAGCAAGTCAATAAGGCTTTGGGTGGCAATAAAACACCACCCCCTGGTTCCGATTCTTCTTCTAATCAATCACAACAAGAAAAACCAAAACCTGGTCCAGATCCAAAAACAAGTTCTACTAAACCTAGAACTACTGGGTTTGCAGCAGCCAAAGGTGAATTGTCAGATTTAACAAATAAAATTAAAGGCAAATTTACCAATGCTAAAAATGCTGCAGCTGGTGTTGTAGAAACAGTAAAGACACGTCCTCTTTATAGTGCAGCGAAGACTGCAGGATTTTTAATTAATAATAAACTTACTAGAGGTTTAGGAAAAGGCCTTGCCAAAGGTGCATTGGGTACAGTGCTTGGTGTTGGTGGTATGGTGGCCGGTGGTACATTGAGAGGTTTAGGAATAAGTGAAATAGCGGGTGCTGCACTAGCAGGAACAGCAGCTGTTGGATCAGCTTTTAGGGGCAAAAATCCAGAGGAATCTGGTGGTAGAGCATCAGGCGGTGTAGGTGGTGGTGGAGGAGGATCTGATTCTGCAGCCATGTCAGCTGGGTTTCAAGGATTACAAGGTGTATTAACCCAAATATTATCAGCTACTAATAGTGTATTAAGTGCTACTCAAGAAAATAAAACAAGCATCGATGCAATTGGTAATGCTATTGATAGACAAACTCAAAGCCTTACAGTTAATTCAAGACAAACAAATGATCTTCTTAAACAAATAAATGCAAGTATCTTGGGTATGAGTGGTGGTGGCGCAGCACCTGCAGCAGGTGGTGGTGCTGGTGGTGGTGGAAATCTTTTGTCTGGTCTTTTAGGAATGATACCTTCTTTGATTGAAGCATTTAATATAGTAAAAGGATTAATGGGAACATTAGGAAAAGGTTTGTTTAATTTAGTAGGGTTGCTTGGTAGAGGTGCTTTAAAAATTGGTGAGTGGGCTGGTAAAGGATTCTCTGCTCTTAAAGGCATGTTTACCAAAGGTGGAGCAACAGTTGCTGAAGGTGGTGAAGCCTTAGCAGAAGGTGCATCAGCTGAGGCAGCTGGAGCAAAAGCAGCAGGTACGGCAGCAGAAAGTTTATCCGCAGAAGCAGCAGCTGCTAAAGGAGCTGGTACAGCTGCGGAGGGTGCAGGAGCTGCTGAAGCAGGATTAGTAAAGGGTGCAGCTAAAACAGGTTCCTCTATACTATCTAAAATAGGTACAGCTGGTAAAATATTAGGTAAAGTGGCTACTCCTTTAACAGCGCTTGTAGAAGGGTATCAAGGATACGAAAAGTATACAGAAGCTGATGAAGCTTTACAAAAAGGTGAAATTACTGAAGAACAAGCTCAGGCTCAAAAAGTAGAAGCTGTTACTGGTTCTGTTGGTGGTGTTGCAGGTGCATTAGCAGGTGGTGAAGCAGGAATGTTAGGTGGAGCTGCGTTAGGCGGTTTGATTGGTAGTGTTGTTCCTGTTGTAGGAACAGCAGTTGGAGCAGGCATTGGTGGCACATTGGGTGCTATTGGTGGCGGTCTTGCAGGTGCCTGGGGTGGAAGAGGTGTTGGTGAAGCAATAGGTTCGGCTGGTAATTCATTATGGAATGGAGTAAGTAGTTTCTTTGGTGGTGGTAAAAAAGAACAAGCATCTTCAGGACCAGTAGATTCTATGATTACTGATGATTTAACAAATAGATTAGAGACCATGCACACTGCTGGTGTAATTAATGATACTATGTTTAATATGGCTAAAGAAGACATTAAAAAAGGTAATATAGCATTAGCACAAAAAATGGTAATGCAGGCTGAAAGTAGTGTAGCACCCAGTGGTGACATTATAGCAAATCAAAATGGTGTAAGTTTAGTACCAACACCTAATGGATCTGCTATTCCATTTTCACAGCAAACAAATCAAATGGCAATTCAAAGTGCTGCCCCTTCTCAGGCACCTATCATTGTTAATAACAATAATAATACAAAAGGAGGAGGTTCTACACCCCCTCCTTCACCTGGTAGATCTTCTGGTGCTGTTTCTACTTCACCACCCCCATCCCATATAGACCGCGCCCTTTATGGTGATCTATATGGTGCAGGTATTCCTTAATCAGAAGAAGCCAACTTCTTAAAGAAGCTGAGATCCTCATCTTCATCATCATCCCAAGGAGCTGATGCCTTTGGTGCTTCCTTAGCAGGAGCAGCCTTCTGAGGAACTGGGAATGCTTCATCTTCATCATCCATATGTGAAGATTTTGAATTAGAAGATTCCTGTGCAATGCCAAGAGCCTTCTCTAAACGCATCTTTAGTTCTTCATAAGACTTAAAGTGCTTAGTATCAAGAAGTTCTTGAAGTGAATACTCACTCTTCCAAACCTTTTCCATATCATTTTCGTCTGGAAGCATTGGACTTGGTGAATCCAATTCAGACTTATCATAGTTGCGATAACCTTCAACCTGACGAATCTTTAGCTTGAAGTTAGCCCCTTCCCAAAGATCAAATGGGTTGATAGCCTTCTCATCCGCAAATTGAGGATGCATAGCTTCATTAAGCTTATCAAAGATCTTCTTACCATACTTAAACAAGAATACCTTACCTTCGTTTTCAGGACGAGTAGGATCCTTGACAACATAGATGTTGCTATAATAAGAGAGACGACGTTTCTGCTTACGAACTAGTTCTTTATTAGATTCAATTCCAGTATCCCAAAGCTTCTTGTTGTATTCAGAGACTGGATCAGTCTTGTTAAGAGAATTAAGGTTCTTTTCAATATACCAACCACCTGGTCCTTGAAACCCATGATCCCAAATACGAATAAATGGAACATCTTCACCAGCTGGTGCTGGAAGAAAACGAATGATAGCATAACCGTTACCAGCCTTATCAACATCTGGCTTCCAGTAGCGTTCATCATTATTTGGATTGTCTTGATTTTGGGTGGCACCCTGATTGAGCTTGTTTAGCTCTGATGTAAGCTTATCAAAATTAGCTTTACGGTTCTGTCTTAGTGCATCAAAATTAGTAGCCATTGTATTTCTCCGATATGTTACGATGTGTACGATATATTAATTGTAGTCTACGTTGTATAATACTTCAACTGAATTTATTACGAAGTATTGAACAATATTTATCCTTTTCGTAGGACAGGAACGGGAATAATTTTTTACAATTCAATGCAATCTGTGGCCAGAGTACAGGATCTGTAATTTTCTTATTCCAGGAACCAAAGAATCTTACACAGTCATTCATGATAATAAATGATTCTTTGGTTATCTTTTTTTTGGTAAGGAGCTTGAGTAAATATGGATAATCACCATCATCTGGTACCTCAAAGTTCTTATCAAAATTCTCTAATAGATTATCAATATCTGTTTCAAAGATATAAGTTAGTGATTGTTTTCTTCTAAGATAATCATTATATACTAAATCTTTATCTTGACCAAATAAATCACCAACCCAGACTTTTTTACCTTCAGCAAAGTTTGCTACTAGAAAGGTAACGGGGTCTGGGTGTTTGGATAATTTGTAGAACATATATTTGTCTTTACGAGTTTCAAAAGTATGTTCATCAGCTCTAACCTTTCCATTATACTTGAAGTAGTCATAGCTGGGTGTTGTAAAGTGCATGCTAATGGCATTATATAATTTATAGGCCTCAAATGGTGTCATATTGGTAATCTTGCGGTCTTCTTTACAAGGTTAAGGTTTTCAGCTTCATATTGAATCTTAGCTTTCAAAGCACCATTTTGTTTTACTAATGATGCTGCTACTTCAACTTCAATATTGTTTACTTCACAATAATATAAGACTGCTTCAAAAAATTCAATGTTTTTATTTCTAACTAGAAATTCAATTTCTCTAGTAAAATCTTCGTTGGTTCTAATTTTTACCATTTTTATTCCTTAAGGAATGGAGGGATTGCTCCCTCCATCTTATTAATTACTTTGAATCTACAAAATTCTTTAATGTGTTAGCTAAATTAACTACATCTTCAGCAGTAGGATATTTAAGAGTCGATACAGCTGCTTTACGTTCAACCGATTGTTCCGCTGTAGTATCACGGATTCGTTCCAAGGAAGAATAATAATCACCAGTCAATTGACTTTGTGCAAAATTAAGTAATTCCATTCGTATTTCAAAAGGTGTCTTTGACATTTTTTTAGTCTCCTATGTGTGTTTTATGTGTGATTATACTGACTTAAAAGCCAGCGTTATATTAGTACCGCCAAACCCAAAAGAATTGTTTAATACAATATTTTGTTTAGCACTACTAATGTATGTAGGTAAGTTGATATTTTCAGGAACATCTTTATCAATATCAACTAAGTACCAATTGGGTATTATTTTATTATATTCTAAAACAGAAATACAAGCCAGTGTTTCTATTGCACCTGCGGCACCAAATAAATGCCCGTGAAGATTCTTTGTAGAACTAACAGGTATATTATTTGTTAAAGAACCAAATACTTCTGCAATACTTTGTAACTCAACTATGTCACCAACAGGTGTTCCTGTACCATGCGCGTTAATATAAGTCACATCTTCTTTAGAAAAACCATCAATAGCCTTCTCCATTGATCTAATTTGACCAGGTGTACTAGGTTTAGTTAAAGATTCAGAACCATTGGTAACTCCGTATCCAACAATCTCTGCATAGACATGAGCATTACGTTCAATAGCTGAATTATATTCTTCTAAGATAAAGATAATAGAGCCTTCTGATAATGTAATGCCGTTTCTATCAGTTGAGAAAGGTTTACAATTATCACTCAGGGCATACATTGATCTCCAATAAGCAAATTGAAGTTCATTAATACAAGCCTCTGTACCACCAGCAGCTAATGACTTGTATTCTCCATAGGCAATTTTTTTATAAGCTTCACCTATAGCAGTTGAAGCAGAGGCACAGGCAGTAGAATAAGTAAATGCTGGTCCTGATATATTATCTCTTAAAGCAATAAAATTAGCACCCATATTTACAACAGAAGATACTAAAGCTGTTGGTTTTACTTTACCTTTTGCAAATAAACTTCTATATGTGTATTCGTATTCTAAAGCACCACCTCCATATCCTACACCAAGAAAAATACCTTCTGGTGTAGTGCTGCTTTCATTTTTAGCATCAATGTAGGATAACCAAGCAATCCTAGTAAATCTATCAGTAATATTTAAATCAAATCTATCAAAAGATGAATCAATATCAGATTCAATAACATAAGCTGCTGAGTTAAATAAAGACTTTTTATTACCGTATTTACCATTAAAGAATGAATCTTTTACAGACAGGTAGGTATCACCTAAGGGTGTTCTACAACCTATTCCTGTAATTACAACACGATTCATTTTGCTGAAACATATTTAAATACAAAATTAATTAAATCATCAATCGTGTTAATTTGTGATTCAACAGTAGATACTTCAATATTAAAGTATTCTTCAATATCAATAATGAATGAAATAATTTCTAGTGAGTCAATCTTCTCATTGAATTTGTTTAATTCAGTGAGTAGGAAATTACCTTCAAGATGACTAACGTCTATATCAAATTCTTCTTTAAATTTATCACTAATAATTTGTTTTATTTCTTCACGGGTCATTGTATATCCTAGGTACATAAAAATATGTGAGCCCGTTATTTAATAGGGTGGAGCTCATACCCCAGACTCAATTCTTAAGCAGCAACTTTCATTGCAGAATAAGGAACATTGTCGTTAGATGCAGTTTTTGCATTTAGTTTTTTTTGCCTCAGTCTCGATCTTATCTTTATTACACCTGTCGATCCCAATTCACCCCCATCAAAGATACACAAATAAAACAAGTATTAGTTGCTGTTCTATTTCTTGTCACCCTACCCTAAAGCAACGATCTCGCAGGATGTTCGTGTATCCATGGTGGAGGTGGGGGGTTTCGAACCCCCGTCCAGCATGCCTATTCCATTAGATGTCAACAACATCAGCATTATATTTATACTATATTATAAAGTAAAAAGCAACAATTATTTTTTCTTACTACCTGCACCAAATCCTGATTTGATCCATTTAGTAACGCCATTACTTTTTA